ATGGATTGGTTGGACAGCGATCTATAAAAAGTGCCCCCCAGAGGGGGGCTAAATCCTCTGATAAGGAAATGATGCGCGGCTATAGTACCACAGTTACTTTAGCCGCCAAACCCGAACGCCATACTTACCGTCCTCTACACGAACACGTTGCTCTATATCTTTCTTAGTTATCCGGGCGGCTTTTGTTAAGTGTTCGATAGCTTTAGCCGTGTTTATACAAGGTATGAATACCGAAGACCCCGGCTTAAACTTATCCCAATCTACAACGATACGTACACCGTCAGGTGATATATCAGTCAGCATTACCCTCGTCATTGCTAACCTCATCTGCCCAAGATAATTCGATTACCGACTGATATGGCAGATCGAGTTTAGTACCTTTTCCTAAACGCATCTTAGTAACTCTACCTTTTAGCTGTAGTTTTATCAGTTCCCGTACCGAAGCATATACATGCCCTCGTTTCATACACCATTCTTTGAACGGTGCGGGGCGCAAATACAGTTTATGAATGTCGTACTCATGCCTCCCAACCCAACGATACAATGGCGTTGCATCCGGCATAATCAAATTCTCCTTCTCCGGATCAGTGGTTCTCGCATCGTCAGTACTCTTTACACGTAGAATGCCTCGTGGGTTATCCGCAATGTAATCGGCAATGAGGTTATGTATATCTATGGTCATGCTTTGCATATTTTCTCTAGCCAACTTTAGTTTCTTAATAATCCAAGCGTAGAACGCATCCAAATCCCAATCTAACAAGCCAATGCTCTTAGCGATCATAACTCCCGCATACGTACACGCGCACTCTGCAACCCAATACCTGTGCTGAGAATCTAAATTTGCCGCTTTTATCATTGCGTCTCTTGTAGCTAAAACAAGTTTTTCTGTCGCTTCTGGGTTTTTAAGAATATGTTGTATATACGGCTCCCCTGCATGTCCGTAGTTGTTAGCCAAATCTTCCTGCAATGTGTTAGCTAATGCGGTGTCTTCTTCCGAAAACAACTTCTTGGTAGCCATAGCTTCCAAGGCTCTACCTACTTCACCCTCCGAATGTTCTCGGTTAGCAGACAGTATTTCATGCAAGCTAGTATTACCCGTAGTGGCCACAATGAACGACCACTCTCTACCACGATATCTTTCAGAGTTTTGCCCCTGATTGTTCATCCGGTTTTTCTGTTCACCGTCTGTTGCGGCATAACAAAACTCACTAGCGGCTTCGGGCTTGTAGTTAGTGATCTCGTCTATGTACAGCGGAATGTTCTTCCATATCTCTGCACGGTTCCAACCAGAGTTACCTGTATCCTTGCCTTTGAGTACAAGTTTTTTATGGTGCCCCCATACTGAAGCTCCACCAAACATACCTGTAGTTTTTCCGTAGCCGGTTTCCTTGCTCATCAAATGGTAGATAGCACCGGATATATTGGGGATAAACTCCATAAGTGGAGAACCAAAAGTTAACCCAAACATAAACTGATGCTCTTCAAAGTCAGGCCGGTTGTAGAACTCTGTCACCTTCTTCCAACCATCTAGTGTCCCCTTCTTCTGGAACATAGGTATGTACTGCGCAGTACGGCTGCTAGGTGTGGTGTACTCTATTCGGTCAGCATATATTTCTCTGTCACCCAAGATGAACGACTTCATATCTTCAGTCCAACCAAACTGCGTATACACCTCGACCATATCCTGAGTTTGTTTTAACTGTTCAATCCATCTACCGATGTAGACCATAATTAACTCCGCTTGTTTAGGGAGAATAAAAATATCGTTTAGCCCCATAGCCTTTCTGAACTCGTCCTTAGAAGTCAGCTTAGTCATGGGTAGCACAAATGTTTGTACCCCTTCCCTGTCGGTATGGTGCTTAAATTCAAACGATGGCCCATCTATCGGATCACGCAATCTCTTCGTAACGTAGAAGTCTCTGTTATACACTTCTATCTGTTCTACATTTCCATCCTGATCCTTCTTTTCGAGATACACACCTCCGTTAATACCACGCTTATAGGGGAACGGGTACTGGGGTATAGTTATCTTCACGGTGCTAGGCGTAGGAGTTGGGGCTTCTTCCTCCCCCTCCATAATTACCTCCTGCTCCTCAAAGACTTGTACCTCTACCTCATTGGATTCAGCCATGCGCACTTCTCTGCACAGACTGATAGGAGACTTGATTTTGCCCTTGTGTGGACAACCTTCACACCCTGATGGGTTATCGGATTCAAACGTAGAACACAAATGCGGGTATTCAATCGGTGCAACTACCTTCTCGGTTTCGTCGGCAGAGTAGCCGTCATACCGACTTGAGATCAGATGAATCGCCTGTGCCCCGTCTTCTTCGCAATGCTTGGCAATAGACAGTACATGGAGCCAATCGGAGTACGACAGATCGTTGGGCTGCATAATCGCACGATTAACTTGCCCACAACCTTTGCCTGATGACGTAGCAATCAGAAGTTTAGAAAACTTGGTTGTGTATTTACTTTGACCAACTGCGCGGGCCATGTCCTTAGCATCTTGGTCTGTATACTCTCTTGCGCTGGTAACTGGTGACGCTCTTTCTGGGAGCTTAGACGCAAACACATCCAACTCTATGAAATCTTGTTTCATCTGAACGACCTTAACGTCACGCGCTGGGTCATCCTTAAAGTTGTGTGTATTTGGTACGCGCAAGATACGCGCTGCATCCGCAGTCACTACCGGATCAGCCTCTAAGCCGAATTCAGTACAGGCTGTCTTTAGCCTCTCCGCTACCGGTAGCCATTCTTCTCTGGAATACGTACGCGTAAGAATCCAGTAAACATGCAAACCACGGCCTGAATTGACCACGGCTGTCCATGTAGGTAGGTTATACTCGTTCTTGAATTCTTGTAATGCAATCAGTGCATCACGCTGTGTTTGGTAGGGTTTATCCGCGCCACAATCTAAATCTAAAAACAACGCCTTCATCTGTAAGACGTTTTCGGCCTTACGATTTACATCCTCGGCATACGTAGCCGGAGTATAGTAAGCATCGTACCCTTCAGCATCGAATTGATGCGCCGCATCTGCCGCAGCATCAACTGAGTTATAGAATTTTTGTATGGTCTTACCGTTTTTTATTCCTACTATGCAATAGTAACCTTCGCTTCCGGCAACGGTACTAAGAAACTCTTTGGTTTCCATAAGATTTCCACATCAGAGTAAGAGGGGCACCGTAGTGCCCCATTGTTTTTAGTCATCAAATTCATCTAGCAAACTTGCGAGATCGACATCAGCCGGTGTCTCTACTTTTTTCTTTTTAGACACCTTAACCTTTGGTTCTTCGACCTCTTCTTCTGCTACCGCTTCTACCTTCGGCATTTCTATCTTAGGTAGGGCAGGAGCGTCTGCTACATCTTCCTTCGGTTTTACACTGAGCGCAATAAGTTTTTCTGTATCTTTTGATTGTTGCAACGCTACAGCTATTTTAAGTTCATCCTGTTCCAATACACGTACTGGTTTGAAACACAGCTTGGGTGTGGAAGAGTCTGTATCAAAACGTAGTTCAGTAAGTAAAGAAGCTAGTGGAGCTTTCTGTGAGTCCAACAAGCGGGCATAAGTTTGTAGTCCCATCTTGTTTTTGTTGTCGCCGAACACGCTGGTAGCGGGCAGTGAAAGCTGATAGACATCATCAGACACAACCTTACCGTCAGCGTCAGCAAGTAATACTGCAACACGTTGAGAGTATCGGCACGCACGCCCTTCACCTTGACCGGAACCTTTAATGTTTTGTGGGCAGTCGAAACACGTCTCTGACTGACGATCACTAGATAAAACATCTTCCGATGGACGGCCTGTTTGCGTATCTCCAGACCAACATGTAGGAGGGTTAGTCACCCCAGCTTGGTACTGCCCCGCAAAATACATACGTGAGATTGGTGCAGTTTTAACAATAACCACACTGATAGCACGCTGTTCCAGTTCTCCTACCTCTTGACCGTTAACTACTTTACGGAAAACACCACCACGAATGCTGAGTCGGTTAATACCGCCCGCAGAAGAGCCACGTCCAGAGGCATTGGTGTCAGGTTGGAGTTGCCCGAGAAGTTGTTTGTACTCGTCAGGCATATTTTCAAATAAAGCTAAATCGCTCATACATCTTCCTCATCGCTGAAATCCAGTTCAAGTTGAACAGGTTCGTTTTGGTTGTCATAGACAGGTTCAGGTGCTTCTTGCTTCAAGGCCGTTACCACATCAGGAATACTGAAACGGTACGTGTTAGCTACCTTTATATAGGTGTCTTTCGGTATGTATCCTTTACTGACCCAATCACGGATAGTAGGGATTTTGACCGAAAGATATTTAGCTAGTTCCTCAATCGGAACATAACTTTCACTCATTTCTTCCTCCGTACAGTTACAGTGTATTCGCTCTCACAATTTAACCCCTGTGGGAGCTTTTCGGGGTTGTCCTCAAGGAA